AGTAATGATTCATCAACTGATGACTGTGTTACATGAACAGCAGCAGAAGTAATTGCTTCTTTCAGTAATGCTTCATCAAAAGATGATTCTGTCAGATGTACAGCAGCAGAGAGTAATGCTTCTTCCAGTAATGATTCATCAACTGATGACTGTGTTACATGAACAGCAGCAGAAGTAATTGCTTCTTTCAGTAATGCTTCATCAAAAGATGATTCTGTCAGATGTACAGCAGCAGAGAGTAATGCTTCTTCCAGTAATGATTCATCAACTGATGACTGTGTTACATGAACAGCAGCAGAAGTAATTGCTTCTTTCAGTAATGCTTCATCGAAGGATGATTCTGTCAGATGTACAGCAGCTGCTCTGATAGACGCCTCTAACCGCCCCTGCTCCAAGCTGCCTACCGAACCTAAAGCTAGGCGGGTCCGCAGCTCAGCGGCCAAGGTGGTTAGAGTCGTGACCACGCCTACTTATTGTCGATACGACGGCGGGTTTTACGCTCCTGCTCGAGTCGGATACCAAGCTCACCCTTATCAGCAAGCTGCCAACTCTTATAGAGTAGTACTGCCCGATCTACGATAGCGTTAGCTACCTCTGATTCAAAGGCATGAGCCACTGCCCAGTTTGTCGGAGGCCACGTGGCCGGTAAACTAGCGTCGTTAAATTTACTGAGGCCAACCCGTTTTTTAAGTGCCTCTGTCAGATCTGTAGTTGTTACAACCATATCAATTTACTCCTTAGAGTTCGTGTTGCCGTCCTTGGGGAATACTGCAGTTTCCAGCTGCATCCCTAACTGAACGTCGGATTGCGAAGCCCCACCTGTCCAGGCAGTGTAAAGGAGACGAGCACGCTCGAGTAGAGCCTGCATAGCCTCGTCATCGAAACCAGTCTTCCCTGTAGATTCGTACTCCCAATCAGTTGGCGCAGGCCAAGAGGTGGGGAGGAGAAGAGTTTCGTATTTGTTCAAACCCAATCTGGATTTAAGTGAGTCGATCATACTTTGGTAAGTAGCCATGTGTTTATTCCATGTGAAGTTGGTCCCGAGGTGTTAACCCCGGGACCTAAGTGATTAGACAGTGAAGCCCCCGATAGAGAACATCGAGCGGCGACCGTTATCGAACGACCAGCAGCGTTTGTACTGAATGCGATCAAAGATGTTAGGCAAAAGTGGGTGCTTTTGAGTCTCGCCCACCTTTTGGATAAAACCCAACTTCTCATCTGAAATGCCACCACCTGTGACGACATTCATACGGAGAGATTGAGTGTTGATACCCAAAACAGGGTGCTCAGCAACGGCTGTACCTGTCCAAGTGGAGCCCTCATCATCAGTCTCCATGTAATCCATATCCCAACCAGCTGACTTGGTAAGCATGCGACTCCAATCCACCATCATACCGGCAAAGGGGATAGCAGACTCAGTACCTAAATTCAGGATAACCTTGTCGTTAATCTGGGTCTTGGCGCGGAGGAGATCTAGGAACTTCTCGTAGACTTGCGAGGTGGTCATTACAAGATCGGGGGCCTCAGTACCTGAGTACGACGCCATTAGAACCGCATGTTGTAGATCCTCAATGAGATCCCCACCCGTGGCATCAGCTGTAGCAAAGCGGTTTGGGAGCCACTCAGCAAAAGCGTCTGCAGAGAGGTCAGCCTCACCTAGTCCGCCGAGAGTACGATATACGGCATCAGCTTGGTTATTATCATCGTCAGCCTTACCGTCTAGATAAGGATCCAAAATCGCCCGAAGGGACATCGGAGTGTAAGCTTCCGCATCATCATCACCGGTGAAAGCGCCAGTTGGAACAACTGTGGCACCTGAATCATCACCAAAGAGAGCTAAGTTCTCCTCACGACGTAGGATGTCACGCATATTAACTTTCAAGAAGTTAGACACGAATGGGATCATGTTACCAGCAGGCATAGCCTGTGGGTAGTTAATGTTCCGCGTCGCGGTGTGCATCGTGAAGAGTGCGTGCTTCATGATCTCCCCGGAGGCTGATCCTAGGTTGTTCCAGGTATCACTTACCGCTGGTGCCATAGTAGTGGCATCATAATAAGTAGTGGCCTCACCTGCACCAAAGAGGACAGGGTGTGAAAGCTTCTCGGCATCATTAACCACAAAAATGCGGCCACGATCAGAGATGTGCTTGAGGTACTTCTCGCCGCTGTCATTGACAAGGTCAGCGAGGTTTTTTGTCATCGTATCGAGCGCGATGGTCGATAGCGTATTGACTGCTTGTGTGTAATCGGTCATTGGTAAGCCCTCCCAGGCTTGGTATTATTTAGAGGTGCCCATCTCGGAAGCCCTGCATCATTGCAGCCTCAACTTTCTGGTCCATTGTCAACTCTGCACCCTCTTTAGCGCCTACATTAAGCTGGATCTCACCATTATGGTAGATCGCGCCCTCAGGTGCATTCTTAGGGAGACCCCGACCGGGGCCCGCTGAGCCGCCCTTACTACCTGCGCTATCAAGAACGCCGGCCATCTGAGCGAGAAGCTTAACATTATCCTCCCCATGAAGAATGTTAGGTGTAACCAATCCATCCTCAAGAGCCTTAGAGTACCAAGAGCCCACCTGATCGTACTCGGGGGATCCAACTGCAACACCCGATTTAGCCAGGTTTTTTACAAAGGATTCCCGAGCTTCAGAACGGCGTTCTTGCTCCACACGCTGTTGAGTCATCATGGTCTCGACCTCATCCTTGGTTAGGTATGTGTCAGACTCCTTGACTTTTTTGTCCCATTTCTGTCGAGCGTCATTGATTTGACGGCTCACATAGGCTTCGACCTCGGCACGTTGATCCGTGTCCAGGCCAAGTTCGTCAGTGTTTCGGGGCTTGCTTGCCGCGTCTTCAGCTGCTAGATCCGCTGGGTCTACCGGCTTTCCAGCTGGCTCCTGGAACGGTTCTGCAGTAGGGACGGGCTCCGAAGGAGTGCCCTGAGGGTCTACTTCGGGATCATCGAGCGTAACTTGTGGGTCAGTCATTGTTTGTGTCGGCTCCTCTAAAGGGCTAGTCTACCGACAGAACGCCGGCTCCGCCCAGGGCTTACCTATACACACACTACCAGACCTAGACGCTAAGTGCAAGTCTTTTTAGGTCTTTTTAGGTCTTTTCTACTAACCGCCCGGTGTCAGGATCAAGGCCCTTCTTTTTATACACACGCTCCATCTCCGTCCGGGAGTGGACAACACGATCAGGGTCGTTAGGGGCAAGTTGGAAAATCTCGTAACCATCGCAGAACCCATCTGGGCACGAGACGTGAGTAGCACCCAAAGCCTCCTTATCCCAAAGCCGTGACCAATTTGGTGGACTGGTATTACAGGTCTCACAGTCTGTATCTTGGGCCCCCCCTGACATAGGGTGGAAGATCTCCTGTCTAGCCTCACAATTATTGCATCTGTAGTCGTAACGTGGCATTGTTATATACTACCCTCTCCCCACTCCTTAAACCAATTTAAGGTGTTTTTAGTTGCCTCGGAGACTAGGTTGGTGAAGTGCCCAACTGTCTCACTTACCCCTCCAATAATACCCTCTTTAACTACATCATAAGCAAAACCTGCTCCCGCCCCGGGGCGTGCTAAACTCTCGGGGCTATAGCTACTGGCTCGCTGGTAACCTTGCTCGGCTACATTATATGCAGTCTCAGCTGCTATAGCTCCATGGCCCAAGCCTGGAACTGCTGCAATTACAACACCAGCCGCCACCGCTTGAGCAGCCCGTTCGGGGTTGCTGAAATCATCTGCAGCAAACTGCAGTGCGCCGAAAGCCGCCCCCGTAGCGCCCATAGCCGCGCCTGGACCCAGTGAGCCTACAAAGAGGCGGCGACTTACTGCAGCCTCGAGAGCTTCAAAGGTACTTAACTCAGGTACCCCTCCGGGCTTCTGCGTGAAATAGACCTTCCCTCCCGGCCTGTCAACTAACCAGGTCTTACCTGAGAGCGATCGTCCAATAACATCCAAAAAGGTGGGCTTAGCCCGCATCGGCACCGCGCCACCTTGTGGCTGAGGTGGAGAGGGGGCTGTAGCAGCCTCCAACCCCATTCGCGCAAGTGACTGCTGCGTCTGTACCACAGGGAGGAGCTGCGAAAGTCCCTCCTGCATCAGGCTGGTAGCTAAGGAGCCCAATTCGATTTGAGACGCTGCCATCTGAGCTACTGTAAAACGGGATACATTAGGTCTGAGTGGCATCCCCTTAATGCTGTCTATATTAACCGTAATATCTTTGCCTTTGACGTTGTAGAGTGGGTAATACTTACCACCAGATTTCATACCTGCCCGTAGTGTACGCTGGTTTTTAAGGTCGTAAATTGAACTCTCCTTATTGTTCATTGCAACCATCAATGCTGTATGCTGTGCTGGGATTACAGTACTATGCTCAAAGCGGACTTCCCCATCTACGTTGTAGGCCCCTAAGTAACCTTTCTTACCAGCCCTTTGAGCTGATTGTAATATAGGCTCCGGCGTGGAGGCTTCCACCCCCTTAGTAGAGACGGCATAACCTGACAGTGGGTTGGGCTGCTTAGGATCCAGAGGGATAGTGAACCCATCCGGATTATCTACGGCGGCCCTCTGCATCCTTTCAACCTGCTTAGGATCAGCGATCTCAGGTAAGCGTCGGATATCCCGATAAGGATGTAAACCACTATACCCAGTAGCGGCGTGTAACCGCAGGTCGTCAGTTATCTTTATATTCCAAGACTCCTCACCCGCGTACTCACTCTTATCCCACGTCACTCCAAACTCACGTTCCATCTTCTCCAGGAAAGGTGTTACAGCCTCATCCCCGTAATATAGTTCGGCTTTTACTGGGCCTAGATCCGTATTAGTCACGACTGTTTTAGCCGTAGGTATGTGGAGTCTAACGGTGTCCGGGAAGGCTATTAAAGACTCGAAAACACTGGCCTGCACAGTAGGGGCCCCTGCGGCCACAGGTCCTACACCTAAATAATGACCTTGGTCTATGCCGATATGGTTAGGTTTGCCGTAATAGCTCTGTACATCAGATTGAATCTCATATATTACAAGGTCATCACCCTGGGAGACCCCTCGAGTGTGCCCCCATATATTTGAATATTGAGGTAGTTTACCATACTTTCTGACAGCGGTAAGGTCCTCATAGCTAAGTAGGCGGCTGTGATCGTAGGGCTTAGTGTTTACGGTATCCTGGTCCCCTAGTGCTAGGTTATAATACTCCCCTACGCCCGACTCTAACTCGTTGTATGGTTGGTACTTCCCTGCAAACACCACACTATTTAACACGTTGCTACTTATCTCACGAGCGTGCCCATCGCTGATCCAATCTAGTCCCTCGGTTACATATAGAAATTCACTATCATAACCTGCCATTATATCCCCTACTAGCAAACCCTCAAATTTAATTATATCTTTTACATCCTTGAGCATCTGCTCGGCATATAGAACATCTGGGTCAGGGAAGCCCGCACCAAAGGTAGGAGCCCGGTCACTAGATGGTGCGATCGTTAACCCCTCATCTATAAACGCCGCTACTCCGGCTTCAGTCATCCCACTTGGTAACTCATATTCAGATAGATCGATGCGACCTATTACATCCTGTATTAACGGTAACGGCCAGTTATCTACACTCCCCAAAGCCTCTTCAGCGGGTAGATGGGCTAGGTAACCGTCATAATAAGCATCCCAAGAAGAGAAATAGTCCGCCTCACCGTAAAGTGAGGGGACTACATATACGGAGTCACCTTCCCTAAGACTATTACTATAATGAGAAAGAAATTCCTGTGCGCCACTGGTAGTGTCGAGCACAGGGGTGCCGGAAGAATGATCCATTATTCCAGTAGTGGTATTACCTCCGCTCACTAAGTACGACTCGGGTACCCCTCCCCAAGCTGAAACCGACTCCTGCTTGGCTTTGTAGAGGGCCCCGTCAATGCGGTCCAGTCCGGTCCTGGCGGAAGCGGCCCTCACATCACCTGGGATGCCCCAAGAAGTAATTGAGCTCTCTATATTAATAAAATAAGGGGCCATAAGCCCAAGTTGTGGTTCTTTAATACCCTCGGCTGCTAAGACAGCCGTTACTTCTTTAAGTACATGTGCCCTACCTTCACTAGTATTTTTGTATGGTGGGATAGCCTTCAGGGGGCCTCGGATCATCGAAGCAAACCCACCCTTTTGTAGTGCAACCGTAGATAAATCTGCATACTTACTGCCTAGCTGTGATAGAAAGTCCCAGTTGTCCAACGGGGCCGATGGATGCTTCTTTGAGATGGGCTCTAGTTTTACTCTATCTACAGTAGTAAACTTTTTTGCTAAATGCCGCTTACCTACTCGTTCAATGGCCGCTCCCGCACTCGCATACAGCTGCTGGTGACTGCCCCCAGAACGGGGGGACAACTCCCCATGCTCCCCATAATAATCAATGGCAGACCTAAAATAGTCAGTCTTAAATGCATGAGTACCTGGTACCTCAGTCCCAAACTCAGCTATAGTAGAGCCTAAATCCACGGGGTCCGCCTTAAGTACACTATCAAGCAGTATCTCCTCAGCTTGTGCACCAGTGAATGTTGGATCTAACTTAAGCTTTGCGGCTAGGTAAGTAGTTAAGCTCCCCCTCTGCGGTACCCCCCACATGTGTGACCTACTTCTAGCCCTATTTAGACGTGCCCCCTGCGCAGCTTCATAAGCAAACGACTTTGACCAAGATAACTTCTCCGTAACTAAACGGATGAAGTTATCATCAGTCAACTCAGCCAACTCATCCAACTCAGGCGACTCAGGCGACTCGAGCTGAGCTAAAGCAGCCGCTTTAAGCTTCCTCTCACCCTCTAACCCCTTTACCTCCCTGATAGGCTCCATATTAGGGGGAGGTACCTTCTGTAGTGGTGTATCTCTCAGACTCCGTTCAACAGGAGGTAGTGGGTCCTCTTTAGGTAAAGACATAGGGGAGCCTTGTACCGGGGGTAAATCCTGAAGGGGGGACCTCGCATCAGGGCCAAAGTAGTCTACCTCATTATTTCTCATCTGTCTTCCTCACACCTAGAATGCGATCCCTCGCCTTATTCTCCTGACCTGAAAACGAGAGCGGCTGCTCTCGTAGAAACTTATCTACCCGCGCGTTAACATTCTTATCCATACGCATCCGGTACTGATCCTCAGTCTCACCTGGCAGCTTGTGCGGCCGTGGGTCAGGCTTAGGCTCCTCAGGGCGGTTCATATACCTAAGCATCGCATCACGGTAACCTTGATAGCGTCCTATGAGACCTCCCATCTTGTCCCGCCTTGCATTGCGGTAGTCGTCTCTATCTAATATGTTTTTTTTGAATGCCTCAACATCACCACCTATAAACGCCTTATACGCCTTATGTGTACTACTAAAAAACCCCTGGTATGTAGCAGAGACCAGTTGCTCACTGAGCTCTTGGGGATACTCAGCTAACTTCGGGAAGAGCTTTTTGGCCCTAACTAGGTGTACATTATCCAGATCCCATTCGAGTAGTGTATTAGCTTCCTCCTTCGTAATCGCACGCTTCCCAGCAATTACATCCTTTAGATTAACCTTAGGTAGTGCCTTTGCGAAAAATTCCTTGCCTGCCGGGCTCAAGTCATGTCCGTGCCCTACTGTAATTTCATCGATGGTTGGATTAAAACCCTCCTGCTTTTTAAGTAGCTTTATAGTCTTCGCCCGGTTGAAATTCGATGGCTTAGGCTTAGGCTTAGGCTTAGGCTTAGGCTCCTGAACCTCTTGCATGAGGTCCACTTTGGGTTTGGGGGCATCCTGGGGCATCAGATTAGACAGCCGGAGGTGGGCCGCCAGCAAGCATAGCAGCAAGCGCGTTATTATCAATCTCACCCTGCGGCCCTACCCCAGGCACGGGGGCGAGGTTCATAGGGTTACCAGATGGCATTGCCGCCGCATTGGCTTGGACAAATTCATTGTGGCGATCAATAGTACGCTTGAGTTCATCCACATTAGCACCGGGGATACCCTGTGCAAGCGCTTGATCAAGGAGCTTCGAGTAATATGCAATATACATATCATGCTGGTCATCCCCAGATACGATGATAGGCTCACCGGTCTGGAGATGTCTCATGTAGCGGTCCTGGGGACCCTCTTCAATAACAGGTGTATCCAGGTAATGGTCAACGTCTACAATACCTAGCGCCTTACCAGTGCGGCGGAGTGACTCCCGAACCATCCGAGGCATAGCACCTTGAAAGGTACCATAAATGTTGGTCATTGTTGTAAGCCAGTTGAAATTGGTGTCGAGATCATCCTTACGACTCAAGTGACCAAGTTCGACTGGATCAACTGTAAAGGCAAAGTGCATCACCTCTGGATCCGGGATTGGAATAATCCTACTGAGACCCTTACCTGGAAGTGGGACCTCAATAGCTGTGCCATAGAGCACCCGCTGGTAAGAGTGGTGTACACGAGCAATGTCCCCCCAGCACCGTGCAAGGATCTCCAGTCGATCACGATTACGTCGGCTCGACGAGTTCACAATCGAACTCGCCTCGGTTGCAGATTTACGGGGGTTAGCGGATACACCCCGATCGATAGGGCCTACACCGGTGATATCATCAAACAAGGCCATATAGGTCTGCAGACTGGCAAGATACTCATTCAGAATACTGTTCTGCTCAATGGGGCGCATAGTTGCATTCACACCTCGGTCCGCGTTGTCTGCGTCTACCCCAGCATAAATACGTGCCCCAGGTACGGCATTCTGTATGATTGAGATTGTCTCAGGTGAGATGGCAGACTTATCATAGAGGATGATATTGTTTACAGTCGTAACCTCACGGTTGATCTGAACAAGGGTCTGTACAATCATACGCATAAGGGGGATCCAAGATACAACCTCACAAGGCGGTAAATCCTCCCCAGGTGCCGGATCAAGGTAATTACCAATCACAAGTGGGCAATCTGGTAAGTCCTCTGTGTACACATAATCACCGACGGTAACTTCACTCGTCTCAGTGAGATCGGTCTCTAGGTCGCCCAAGCGCTTGACAAAAACCGACATAGGGTGCTCACCCATGTCTTTACGACCGAAACGGAAACCCTCATGGTAAACCTCAGTTACCTCGCAAATTTCCCACTCGTCGGGCTTAGCGCCCCCATCGACCTTAGGCCTGTAATCCAGGGGTAGGTCACCCCACTGCTTCTGATACGTGTGCCACGTAAAACGGCGGTGGAACGGCTCGTAGCCACAAGCACTACTCTCAATAGCAAGGAAGGAGCAAGCGTCGTAGGCAACCTGTGCATCCCCGTTCACGACAAGCTTAACACCAAAGTAGGGACTTACCATACCCAAAAACGCAGCCCGGCGCATAGCTTCATTGAGATCGCCATGGTCTGTAACAAACTGGATTAGCTCATTCTGGTATTCCGCTGCCGGTATAGCACCAGGCGTTCGAGCTTCGACACGGAAGCTGGGTACTCCAGGCGTAAGTGCCGTGACAATCTGACGCAACCTACTCATGAAGAGGTTAGCAGTAGTTTTAGGTGGGGTCCAGGTTGAAGTAGGCTTGAGAGCGTCCAAGGCCTCGTCATAAGGCGTCCCCTGATCACCGAAATCTAAACTACCGCCCCCTGAGGGATCACGGCCGGTGTAAATATCGGCAATGAGTCTCTGCGAACCTTCGATGGGCTCTGCTACCTTCGTCATCGCACGGCTGACCAGATCGGTCAGCGCAGCTGCGGCTTCTTCTTTAATTTTGTAGGGCATTCGGATCAGGAGGGCCAACCTGTCCCAGCGTTGGGAGTAGATGGCCAGGGGGTCAAGGGGTCAAAGCCTTGGGGTGTGTGTGAGTCTAAGCCCGGGGGGAGTCCCCGGCGCTCAATAGTTTGACTTAAAAGAGCTAGTGCTGCAAGTAAATCATCGGAATCACCTAGTGGGAATTCAGTCAACCTCTTACATAGAAGATCGTGGCCGGGGAACGCTGGGGGTAGTCTAATAAGCCCCTTCCGACCCGCAGTTTGGACACCCTGTAACCTCAATGGAAGTGCCTTAGTACCGATCTTCTGTCCTCGGATCTTGACCCCACTAATCTTCCCCCGCTCCTCCATCCAGGGGACCAAGACTGCCTGCGCCGCGACTTGCTCAATCCAGAGCGACTTCGCATTCGGGTGCTGTGGTATTAACGTATTCTCAATATAGGTGGCAGCAGCATCGGAGCCCCCCGCGATTTCATGGGCATGGATAGGAATGAAGATGTTCCTATCACGCGGATACTCCGTCAAACCCAGCGCCCCGGCGGTTACAAGTCTCACGACTAGTATCCCATTCCGGTCCCCCTGAATCCCCTCGACACGCCCAACGGGGTCCCACAATACAATCTCAGGGCCTTGTGGTAGGCTACTGAGCGACAGTGATTCATCGGTAATAGCACGTACGAACGCGTCATCGAACAGTGCCTCCTCGGCGGGGATCGGCTCACAGGCATACTGCGCGGCAAAAAATTGCTTCGAGACCGCAGACTCCTTAGCGTAGATCTCATCGGCGGTCAGGAAGGATGGGCACAGGGGGTAACCACCCCTAGCTCCGGGACCCTGTCCATCACGTTCACCTGTTTCTGGGTTGACCCCGTCCCAGATCGAGAAGCGAAACTGGTCCCAGTCGGGTCGCTCGTTTAGGTACTGGATTACATCGTGGAATGCCCAAGGTGTTCCGATGTGATTGATCGGGGACTCCGGTGAGAACATGAGGGGCTCAAGTTGCTCGATGAACGAGATGACCTTCTGCCGCTGGGCAAAAGTCCGGCTGTTCTGCTCGTTGGCGGGGTCATCAATGATGGCGTGAGTGGGGTGGTTACCCGCCAGGTTGGATGTAATCGACGCAGCAAAAATCGACGGCTCACGCCCCTGCCCCGTACGACCGTCGATGTTGAGCTTGTCGGTCGGACCCGATGGCTGGCGGCCGCGTATAGAGCAGGGGGCGACCCAAGGGAAGACCTCGCGCACCGGCACGAAGTAACCGGGAGCCAGGCAGAGGTCGCCGTTGAGCCGGTCGCGGATCTCGCCGATCAGCTTCTTGGCCAGGTCAAGGCCCGCGCAGGCGATCATGACACGGGCGGAGGGGTCGCGCAGCAGGGTGTGGCTCGCGTCGATAATCGAAATCACGGTCGATTTGGCGTGGCCGCGCGGAACCACTGTACTCGTCCGGGGTTGGCTATGGACGTGGTCGAGCATCGCTCGGTGGAAAGGCCCGAAAACCTTACGCCCGTCGGGAGTGCCTGAGTAGCCTAGGGCCTCGCCCCAGGCAAGGGGGTCGCGCCAGATCTGCAGGATGCGATCCCTGATTTCGGTAGGTTGATTTAGCATAAACGGGCGAGCTAGGGGGCACACCCGCCTCGTAGAAAAATTCGTGCCGGCGGTGCCGGTAACGAGCAATGGCTAGGTAAGCCCCCCAGCAACTGAGATCGTAACGTACTGGGGGCCGTTTGTCAAGGAGTAAATGACGGTGGCCTGGGGGCGGGGGTACCCGCGCGGGGGAGAGCCCCCCAGTTGATATTGAGTCTCAATCTCAATAAGCGGGCGGGCTGGGGCGCGGCAGTTGATATTGAGTCTCAATCTCAATAAGCGGGCGGGCGTGGCTATTGAGACCAAGTCGCAATAAAAAAACCCCTTGACAACGGGGCGTCGCTACGATAGTGGGGGGTGCGGGCGCCTTTGCAAGTTTGTAGGTGGGTGGTGGGGGTGGTACTATGTCGGGCGCCCCTTGTCAAGTAAAAATGCCCCTAAAATAAACCTAAAAAACCCCCCTTTTGCCCTTGCGTTGTGGCGGTCCGCTACGCTAGAATGTGGTCATGAACCAATTGAACCAACTACCTAATCCATCGCCCGCCTTAGATGGGGGCGCTGCCCTACTCTTCAATACTCACTCACTCACCCTTGCCGCATGTGTCGCGCGCGGTGCCGCTGCCGCTGGAGCGCCCGCCGAGACCGCGGAAGAGGCCGCAGCGGCATTCCTCCTGTGGGCTGCCGAGCGCGGGCAAGTAGCATTCTACGCTAGGGCTGCCTACAAATTCGGCGCCCGCGGTTGGAGGCGGCATGCTGCCGCAAGGCGTATGCAAGGTGCCGCGCAGATGGAGAAAATTGAACTAGATACAATTGCCGCCCCCGCAGCGGCTACGGTCAATCCTCAAGGGCTCGGAAACGCGGTGGCTAAACTGCCTACCCTCCCCTTGCGCGTTTTCGCTACCGCTGTATGTGGTGGCTACAACGTCACCGATGCCGCCCGCCTTGCTGGTGTTAGCCCCGCCACAGGCTACCGCATGCTAGGCAAAGTACGTGACATGCTGCAGCGACGCGGCATCTAGCAAGGCGCCCCATCTACCCCACCCCCCTATCTGCGGATAGTGGGGCTTAGGGTAGTGAAAGGAACACCGCGCGTAGCAAGGTGACTACATGGGGGAGACAAGCCAGACTACTTAACACCGTTAACTTAACACTGTTAAGTTCAAGGGGGTGGTGGGGGGCTGGTGGCGCCCCTTGCCCCTAGGCGCATTCTAAAGGGGGTACAGTGCGCCACATGTCCCTACCCCCCTACTTATAGGGGTAGTCGGGTAGTGCTGTTAGGGGGCGCCTACACCCCCACAAAATATTTTAGGGTTTTTTGAGAAAATATCTACTCGAGCAGCGTGTTAGGTGACGGGTGACCAACTAAATCACCACTAGAAAATCATGAACAACCAATCCTTTGCAATTGTCGCCTATAAAAGGGGCGATACAATTCTCAACCCCGCCCCCGCTCTTGAGGGGCTCCCCGCGCCCGCACATGGATGTGGCGTCTCCCCGACTTGGGGAGTCGAGCCCATCGTAAAATGTATGGTGGAACATAGTGTGCACCTTGCTCGCAAGTGGGGGCAAGAATGCTACATAGCCGTAATGGGTGAAAACGCCTACTGCCTAGATACCAAGAGCGGTATGCTCTTCCGTTTCGATGACGGGAGTACCCTTAAGGGAAAATGGCGTCGACTTGCCCCCGAGACCGCTGGGGCATACGCCCTTGGCGCCCGTACATATATTGACGGGGAAACATATGTAATCGATGACGGCAGCGTGCCCCCCGAGTGGCTCGCATGAAATTACCCTCCGCCTGAGCAAGCGGGCGAACTGCTCAACTTAAACAAATGGATGAAATAAACACTAATGGCATCGTGCAGCACTTTGATGCTGCTGATACCCCCCTACCCCCGCACCTGCGTGCGCACCTGCTGCGCCTGATAGATGCGTACAACAAGAACGCCGAGGCGCTCCGCGAACTTCAGCACTTAGCCGCGCGTGGTGACGCTGAGAAACTGCTTGAGCAACTCGCCCCGCTGAAAACCTTCATCGTGGGTGGCACCATTGAAGTGGAGTTAACCTTCACCTGTGATGCTCGCACTGCCGAGGAGGCGTGTAGTATCGCTAATGGGGAGGTTGACAACCTATCCGTATGGCGGACGCCGATGGATGAGCCCTGTCCCGATGTCGAATGCAGCGTTAACTGTAACTCGGTCGAGGTTATAGGGGTGATGCGGTGAAGCCCAACCACTACCTGATACAACTGCTGCAAGCGGAGGAGGAAGCGGTATGCGCCTCCATCTGGGCGCAAGATGCGGTAGAAACCGCCCTAGACCTTAAGTTCTCCTCCGATGAGTGGGCTGACTTCGTCCGCCTCTGGGACAAGGTGCACGATGACTCGGAGGAACTCCAATTCATTCTCGAACTGATGGTCGAGAGGGGGTTCACAGGATGAGCCGCAAAGACTACATCCGCTTAGCAGAGGTGGTGGTAAAAGCGCGGGAGCGGGGGGACGGTGTCGAACACCTGATTGACGCTCTGTGCTCCGCCCTTCTGGAAGACAACCCAAAATTTGATCGAGCCCGCTTCAGGGCAGCATGTAACCGAAAACACCATGAAAATTAACCAACCTAAACTAATAACGGCAGGTAGCGGGCAATGCCCCGCTGGCTGGTACGACTGTATCATCACCGATGCGCGAGAATCCGAGAGTCCTGCGGGTGATACGAGGTGGGGTATCCGTCTCGAGGTCGACCAGCCCGAGAGCCTCTACCATGAGCGGTCGTTTTGGGATTCACTGAACTGGTCAGTGCGGGGGCGGGAGCGGGTGGGCTTTGTGCTCCGTCGAATCTTTGACGTGTCCAACGATGAGCCCCTAGTCCTAGACATCGACCCCTCCGCCCTGATGGGGCGCCACGTGTCCGTTGAGGTGACCCGTGAAGAGGCTATAGACCCTGTGACAGGGGTGCGGAGACTCCACAATCGGGTGCTGTTCCATGGGTACAGGGCGTGGCGAACGGCGGGGCATCCCCTAGCGAGCGTAAAGCAATCCCTGACGGGTGCTACGCCCACCTGTCACGAGGTCTCCGTGCGTGGCTTCACAAGTGCAAGTGAAGAGTCATGGAAGTTTACCCGAGAGTACACTCTCGGGGGTATGCTATGTATCAACCGACAAGTGACCAATGTGACACCCGAGCAACTCGCTGACGCACTGGAGGGATTGGATGGCTGATTCACTAGCACATTTTCTGACTGAACTCGAGCCCGCACTAATCGACTGGCTTGACGAAGTGGCGCTGCTCAAGGGGGTGCCGCCCTGCGAACCGGAGGGGATGCGTGAATACTGGTTAGTATCCAAAGCCTACGCGCTGGGAGTACCAAACAGTGAGCGCTTACCTGAAGCGGCTGCGCTCCTTGATGATGCCGGTGACGTGGACTGGATTTTGATTAGCCCCCGTTAGGGAGGTTCTGCCATTTGATTTCGAGGTAAACCCCTATGCAGACAACTGTTATAGCGGAATGAACAAAAAAACACTTTTGCTGGCTAGACTCTTGATGCAACTGGATGTTAACGGCTGGGAGATTCTCGGCTGTGTTTGCTGGTGAGAAAAAGTTTTTTTGGTTGATTTCGCTGTAACTCCTTTGTGTGTATGGCGATAGCGCGAAAGTAAATGGCAGAACATGCCTAACGGGGTTTTGGAAGGGGGTGTGGGGGAAACCTTTTGCACCCCCTACATCCTGCGGTGCAAACCTTGCACCAGCGGATTGGAAAATAAAAACAACTTTGTTGAGAAAAACCTACGCTGAGAAGCGATATAAGTAACATGCAACGATTCTACGAGATTGACCTCCGGCCGAACTACCCTCACTACGGCAGCACCCACCTTGTACAGGTAGGCGGCGAATACCGCCCAGACCTAGGTGGGCTCCTTTTCTACCACTTCTCCGAGGAGGAGTGGGTGAACTGCCGAGGGGGTGACAACCCATTCGGCGACGACTTCCTCATTCGAGAGTACACTCTCCTACTTCCAAACCCAATTACAACACCATGAAACAAATTCCTCCACTACTATCCGAGTCCATCCATACTCGGACTGAGACAAAGATCGCGATCTTCCGTTCCGAAGACCGTGTCTGCCTAACATTTTCCGTCGGGACAATCGAGACCTGTGTATGGTTAACCCCATCCGCTGTATCGGACTTGCATGCGGCACTCCCTACAACGGGTTTTACTGGAGACCACTATGAAGCCCTTGCTGAGGCATTAGTAGGCGCAGATGCGCTGGAACGATTCTCGACTGAAGAGTTACGCACATTTGCTAGGGGGTCACGTAGTGACTGCTAACTACTGTAGCGTAGACGCCATCATCGCTTATGAGCAGGGCGCCCTCAATGAGGACGAGATCCTTGAACTCTTCCAGTACCTACTCGATACAGGACTGATAAAAGGCTTGCAGGGGCATTACCAACGTACTGCCCAATTCCTACTAGAGGAGGGTTACATTGCCTAACTATATCTTTGTTACAACCTGCCCCACCTGTGGGCAGGTTACCAATACAGTGAAAATAAAGACCTCTTTAACCGAGTCAGCCCTCCTTGAGTCAGCCCTCCTTGAGGAGGCTTCTTTTATGGAGATCTCACCCTTCCACGAGGATAGGTGCATGAACGATGAGCACAAAGACCATGGCGTGGTCGTAACCCTTTACAGATCAGTACTATGATTGTAGTATTACACATCCCACACCAACAGGTGCCCTTCTGCGCCTACTACCGCAACAAGCAGGAAGTTATCGATAGGGCCCTAACCAATGAACAAGCAAGTGAATATCTTGCGAGCGAGGGGCTACTTGACCGCGATTGCTCCGATGACGGTGTAAATTACACTGATGCTCTTGAGGCTTTAACTTTTGATAATTACAGTGCGCGGGTTTACACAAGCAAAGAGGATCTGTTAGACTCGGCACCCCTACCGACTCACCAACAGCACGCAAGCACACATTTGTATGACATCCTCTTGCGTCTAACTTCGGCTTGGTGGGCTTCGCACAATGAAATTAGCCCATGATTTAAGTGAACGTGGTTTCTTCATCTTTCCCGTCCAAGACCGTCGCAAGTTCCCTACCCGCATTGGGTCCAAGACTTGGGATTGGTACATGGAGCAGGGGGAGCAGGAACTTCTACACGCCCACCTATTGAGGTGCGGCAATGCAACGGGGGCGGCAATCGCTCCCGCACCTAAGGACCCGATCCAACTATTCATCCTCGACCTTGATAACTACGGGACCGAGTTTGATGAGGTTTGGATGCAACTGGCGCCGGGGGAAGCCGTCCCCGATGGTCTAGGCATTGTACATAGTGCAAGCGGAGGCTGGCACCTCTGGTTTCGCTTACCTGATGGGACTAACACCGACTCACTCCCTGCCACGATAGATTTAGGTAACGGGCTGCAGGGTGAAATTAGGGCTAGTGGACCCGCTCGTAGGCTCCTCATGCTGCCTGAATCACAGGTCACTAACAAGCATGGCAAACTAGGCACCTATAAAGCGATCGGCAATTTTGATGTCGGTGCCCTACCTGTCCCGCCTTCCAACCTACTTACCCGCCTGCTTGCCCGAAAGGGTGACAAACCAAGAGGGGGCAAGGATTCAGAAGGGATACCTACCGAGGCTATCCACCTTGTACGCCTCTTAGATAAGATGGAGGATATTGATGAGGGCACGCGCAATATTGTACTAGCCCAGATTGGCCAAGTTCTGGGGCGAATTAGCCCGGCTGAGAAGCCTACTGATGCGCTCCTCTCCCGCCTCTGGGAGTCTGTAGGACCTAAACTTGGTGACTTAGATCAAGGTGAGTTCCAAGTCGCTGTCGCGTCAGGCTGGAAGACCGGGCGCAAGAACGCAGAAACCTACGGCCCCCGAGAGAAACACCCGACTGTTTCAGATGTAAGGGCCGAGTGCGAGGCGGTTTTCTCTGCCCTGCCGTGGCTGATTGAAATCCGAGATTCGGGGGGAAAGACCCGTGAATGGCAGGTAGGTTTTGGGGGCTCACCTAAACGGCCCGAGGAGGCGCGGCATATTACTAAGGTCAAAGATCTCGGTGAAGTGCTGCCCACCCTCTCAAGGCTGACCAGCGCTGATCCGGACACCGTGGTACGCTCACCCCTCTTCATTCAACCCGGCTGGGAGCGGGTGCTCCGCTTCATGCTGATGTCTGAACGTGGTATCGATCAACTTGGTGTACACCCAGAAGAAAGA